CCACCTGAACTAGCGAGCCATATGTTCTCATCATAGTGATCAGATAAACCACGCCTACTGTCAGGTACATAGTTAAGAAAGCAGCTAATAGGTAAGCCACGAGTCGTTCCCCCGTTAGAAAGTATAGGAGTACTAAACATAAACCATAGATTGGAACTGTACTCATAAAGTCTCTGTGCAAGATCAAAGTCAGTCTCACCTTTATAAGTAGCCCCAAAAACACTAGCCCTCGCAAAAGCTTCTTGAGCATGAGTCTCTTCCTCCCAAAAATATCTATCCTTTAATGTATCTAAACTAAACTTATCTAGTTTCTTTTCCTTATCATAGTCTATAACTATCCCTAAGTAAGGCTTCTTGCCTACCTTGTCTTCGACCATTAGCCTTCCTCCTTGTCATTTAAATGTAATGCAATAAGTGCATAGTGTATAATTTTAAGTAAGTCTTTATCTGACTTACCATTCTTCTTACCATATCTCATAGCATACTTCATTATATTACCTATACAAAAACCTTCACCATGACCTGCATCAATAATCATATCGGTTGCTTGGTACTTTGAATGAGCGTAGTGCTGTGTATAAGTATCATCAATGTACTGATGTACACTTCTTAAGTTTATGTTTTCATCAAATTTATATTCCATATTCTGCTATCCATTCTTTAGGTAAATTATATTCTGAGTACCAAGTAAAGTCGTTAGCTTCAGCCCACTCTGCATGACTCCGTTTAGTACCATCCTTTCTTTTCTTTGCTGCAGGCATAGCTGCATCAGGTTTAGAGAATATGAAAACTAATTCTTGATTAGGTTTTAAACTCTTCCTGATCCAAACATATTTACTATACTCTGCGTAATCCCAAAACCTTCCTTTAGCTTCAAGAAGATATTCCGTACCATCAATCGTTCTTCTGAAGTCAGGCTCATAGGTGTGTTCAACTGTGTAGTTAATCTTATCACTATGATGATCCCAATCCTGTAGAGGTTCAGTATGTAATTTGTATTCCCAATTAGAATCATATCCTTTAGGAACATCTTTCTCTATAGGTCTAGGCTTTCTAGGTTTTCTATATCCTCTCATTAATGTATACTCGCATCTTCAGGTATACCATCTAAACGATTGTCTATAAGTTCTGCCATCCTATCTAAAACAAAATGATCTACTTCATCTAGTGATCCTCCCGCATATAAAAAACTACCTAACACTATTATCATAGTAGCTAAATCTTGTTGCATTATATCATTCTCTTCCATCTCTGAGTAGTTCTTCAAATCGAATTGATTCGACATCCTTGTTCTCCTTTTTAATTATATTTTTAATCTTCTTTACAAACCATTTAAAACTATATGCTGACAATAAAAACTTTCTATTTGCAAACACATGTCCTTCTTTAGGTAAGTAATCCTTAAAGTTCTTTTCGTTGATAGCCTCCGCTTCTTCAGGAGTAACCATATCTTTTAACCAATCAAGCAACATAAGTTTAGCATGTTGCCTTATTCGTTTTGATTGTTTACCATTCATTTTCTAGTTATCTCCTGCACGTTAGGTTCTTTCACTACCTTAGTTAAGTACATAAGACCTTTAGAATATTTAAAGACTCTTAAACCTTGACCATCATTTGCATCTTTGTGACATTCATTCTTATGCCTACAATAAGTACAACCTCTAGGAAGTTTCATGTTTCCTGCTTTGCCTTCAGGTATAGTAGTATAACATAATTCAGGCGGCTTGTCAAGCTTAAGAGCTTTCTTTACCTCTCTTATTCTATTCTTTGCATTTGGTTTATCAAAGAAACTAGGTCTGTGTAAAGTTAGCTCACCACTCTCCTTATTCATTACAAGGAAACCACCTGCCTTTGTCTTCTCTGCTTCCTCATATCCTGATAGTTGTGTTAAGTATCCAAAAGGATCATCGTCTGCTAACGTACCATTCGCAAACTTCCTGAATGCAAAACTAGATGCAGTCTTTATATCTACAACCTCACCATCAATCTTACAATCCATATGTCCTTGAACATTACTAACCTTAACTTCTTTCTGCTCATCAGAAACTTCATGACCTGAAAGTTTTACCAAGAATAACATAACTTCTTCTAAGATATGTCCATATAAAAATCTTATAAAGATATGTGGATCAAGCTTCTGTGTATCCTCACCTTCTGATTTCATATCATACCAAAGCTGTCGTAAAGGTTTACCTATGTTAGACATTCTAAGAGTTTCTTTATCTCTTGACTTAGGTGTAGCCCAATGACGTAATGCTTCTTTCATAGAGTTACCAAACTCGTCTAGTACTTCTTCACTTACATCAAGAGCTTCACCTTCTCCTAGTACAGATAAGGTACTGTATATGTCTTCAATTAATGTATCTAATTTTTTATCTGTCATATTTAGTCCTTATGATTTACAAATCTTAACTCTCTTGTATCTGACAAGTAAAGTAATATTTGTACGTTCATTTCTTTTTGTACATCTGATCTTCTTGTAGAACTATTAGAACCTCCATTTGATCTTGTCTTTATATCAATCATGGTAGTTTCTCCATCTTTAGTTGCAATTAAATCTACAGGTCCATCACAACCGCAGTTCTTAAATACTTCATATCCATTATCCCAAAGCCAAGTTACTGCGTAAAATTCTGCTAAGTCTCCTTTCCTACTAGAACTATGTCCATTAATGTGTCTCACTCCAATCCCTCCCAACTTTGTATTCACCATCCATAGGACAGCGAAGATTATAATAATTACCTGCAGTCTTAATACAGTCTACAGCCAACGTACCGATGTGATCAGATAAATCTTCACGTACTTCCATCTGCCATTCATCATGTATGTTAGCTACAAACTTTGCATCAAAGGTATTTAGTTTTATAAGGGAATCAAATAGTGCTAGTCCTTTCTTCATTATGACTGCACCTCCTCCCTGTAGTAAACTATTTAATGCGGCATGTTCACTTCTTATAAATATCTTTCTACCATCTAATCCTTTGAGGTAACCTTTCTTTGATGCTCTTGATACTTTATCTCTAAGAGCTTTAAATGATGGGTTACTATCAAAGAAATGTTGTCTAAGTCGTTTACCATCTTCTCTACTTCCTTTAACCACACTCCCAAGTTTTGCATCTCCCGCTCCGTATATGAGGGCATAGATGAATGTTTTAGCCTGATCTCTTGATTCAAGTCCTGCAGCTTTCTGGTTAGCGGTGTGTATGTCTCCGTTAATGATTTCATTTGTATACTCCTCGTCATCCATATAATGTGCAAGCATCCTAAGTTCTAATCCACTTGCGTCTATTCCTACTAAGTTGTAACCATCCTCGACAGTCCAACACTCTCTGCACTCTTTACCATACAAGCTTTTTAAACTAGGTACTTGTGCTAGGTTAGGTTTGTTATGTGCCATACGACCAGTGATCGTACCATTAGGTATAACAAAACCATGTACTCTTTCATCAGAACGTAATGCTTTGATCCAAGAATCAATTTGTGCAACACGCTTTTGTAAAGTTAAATACTCTCCGATAAGTTGAGCTTCAGGTATATTAGTTATATTAATTAAGATACTCTCATCTACAATCGGCTGACCAGTAGGAGTAAACCTTTTAGGTTTCCATCCAAACTCTTGTAAGTATTCTCCAATCTGCTTACGTGAACCAAGATTAAATTCTTGTAGACGTTTACGCATAAAAGGATTTACATCTTGAGTCCTGATACATTTATCATACTCTTCATCTGTAAGTCCACGTTTAGATAACTCACCATTCTTTTTTACATAAGGTGTAACCAACTTATCGTCAACCATCTTAGGTTTAAATACTTTATGTACCTCATCCTCTGATGCTTGCATCTTCTCTCTAAGTTCAGCAAGTAATAGTTCTCCTTTCTTTACATTAAACTTAAAACCATCCCATTCCTGTTGTCGTAATGGTAATGCTACAGAATGTTCAAGCTCTACACTTTCTTTAGAGAATCCTTTACCTTCTTGTTGTAAGACTTTGAATACTTTAGTATTTAATTTTACATCTCTAATGCAATACTCTAACATCTCTTCAGAGTACTCATCATACTCTTCGAAGTCTATCTTAGGATAGCCAAGTTTAAATCCCCATCGTTCCAGTCCATGTCCACCTTCTCGGATAGGGTAAAATAATCTTGACGTAACTAAAGTATCTATAACTTTAATTCCTCTTTGTTTAAAACTAGTTAGCTTCTCCAACATAGGAATGTCGAACCCTATAATGTTATGACCAATTAAAGTCTTTGCATTTTGTAAGAGTTCAACTCCCTTGTCAAGTTCCCAAGGAGGAAAACTAAATACCTCCTCGGTGTTTACATCTTGAGCAACAATACAGTGTAAGGTGTCGACTGTATCCAAACCAATATCATCGTCACCCACTCTGTTTGTTTCTATATCAAATACTAAATCCATACTATAACTCCAAGGCTGAGAAGTCTGCATCTTCCTCTTCGTAAGATTCTTTTTCAAACTCCTGCAGTCTACCTGTTTCTCTATCGTATAATAAATGAGTTGCCATACCTACATCTCCTGTGTATCTAGATTTAAGTACTCTAACTCTAGTTGTATTGGATTCATTTATATCATCTGATTGTTGATTCCTTTCCAAGGCTATTACACAATCACTCAGTTGGGCTATTGACTGACTACCTCTAAGGTGACTAAGGCTGACTTCGATTCCATTCTCATGTCCTTTATCGCCATTAGCTCTACGTAAGTGAGAGACTAATACTACTCCTGCTCCAGTCTCTTCAACTATACTTCTTAGTCTAGTCATTATATTATCAATAGCCCTACGTTCATCTCCTTCAGATACTGCTGATACCAACATGTGTAAGTGATCTACCACTACCCATTTACATCCACATGCTATGATCATAAATCTTAGCTTAGTAAATATCTCATCAATATCATTAGTACCAAAGTGAGCATGAACCCATACTCTATTTTTATTCTCGCCATCATATAGTAGATCAAAGAATTTGTCAAGCTCTTCTTCAGAAAACTTCTCTCGTTCCTGATCTATATACAATCTAGCATTAGCTTCAATTGAAAGTATACCATCAATGGTTCTTCTCCAATCCTCTTCTAATGCAATCACTCCTACATTATCTGTAGTATTCTTTATAAGATGATGCTCAAGTTCTCTAGTTACTGAAGACTTTCCTAGTCCAGTACCACCAGTCAACGTGACTAACTCACCCTGTCTTAAACCATATAGTTTTTTATTCAGTCCTTCCCAAGGGTAAGGTATACTATCTTTAACTGGTCTATTAAAGAACTTCTTCTTCTCTTCAGATACATTTATAACACCACTAGGAGTATAGGTCTTAGCACTCCACCATGCTTCCATAAAGTCCTTATGCTTATTAGCTACTAACATATCATTAGCATCTTTAAAGCCATTAGGTAGCGTCATGATCTTAGCTTTACTCGGTTGGAATAACCTAGCAACTTTCTTAGCCGCATCTGTACCACTCTTATCTTTGTCAAAACAAATGATAATATTCTCAAAGCTTTCTAAGAACTCTAAACTATCTTTGATGTCACGCTCTGCGCCTGCCGCACCACGTTTGATTGATACTGCCGCCCACTTACTACCCATCAATTCATATGCCGCCATTGCGTCACACTCACCTTCAGTTATAGTAATATACTTACCACCTTTATTGAATAGTTGCTCACCAAACAAAGCAGTCTCATCAAATGATCCTTTCAGATAGAAGTCTTTGTTCTCAACCTTTCTAGTTTTAGTTGCAGCTAACTCATGTCCATTATAATATGGATAGTGATGCTCGATAGGTTTACCATCAGCACCATGTACAACTTTAACTCCATACTTCTTTGCAGTATCTTCAGATATCCTTCGATCTGTTAATGCGGCATAAGAACCTTCAGAGTTTGCAGGTTGCATTGGTTTAACCTTACGTTCTACAGCAGGCTGTGTAATATTAGATACATTTGATTCCTTATTAGGGGCAGGATGAAATGCATTACAAGTTGCATAGAAACATTTACTTGAGCCATCTGCATTTATAGATAAATGATTCTTACCACAAGATGGACACTTAGCATTGTGTTGTATAAAAGCCATATAATTTCCCTCACGTTGTTAATAAAAGTGTGTAGTTAGGTACTACGTGTTATCATATTTTATCGTACTTTTTATCTTATTACTGATCGTTGCCAGAATCTTATATAAGCTCACGACTAACCACACTTGATAGTTTTTTAAGCAGGTCTATCAACTTCTACCTATCTCGGAATTATACTCTTGCTCTAGGCTCTCAAGAGTGTGTAGCTAGGCTCTATAGTATTATCTCTCACCGACCTAGCTACACTAAACATTGAACATTCAATGTTTATTACCGTTATACTCAGCAAA